ACACTATACAAGAGTGGCACGATGTATTTATGGATTGTCGTGACCCATCCGAATACTCTGCTGCTATGATGTTACTTGGTGATTGGGAGCACTGGCTTGAGGTGCGTAACCATCCTATGATTAAACAACATGTAGATAAATGGCATAAAGAACTTGAAATTAAACTACGCTCCGAAGCTATTGCCCAAATGCGGTCACATGCTAAACAACAAGGAGGTACGGCTGCAGCTAAATGGTTAGCCGAAAAAGGATATGAGCAAGATAAAAAAGCAGTGGGAAGACCTAGAAAAGAAATCGAACCTGAAGCACCACATACAAAACGCATTGCAGGCGACATGGCTCGTCTGGGCATTGTTGTAGGAGGTAAAGTATAATGCCTTACATGACTAATGGTAAACGTGATTACAATAAACAAAAACCTAACGATGATAAAAATATGAAAAACCGTGCCAAGCGTAATGCAGCACGGCGTAAACTTATGCGTGAAGGTGCTGTAGCTAAAGGCGACGGTAAAGACGTAGACCACAAACGCGCACTCAGCAAAGGGGGCGGTAATGAACGAAAAAATCTTCGTGTTACTAGTCGGTCTAACAACCGTAGTTTTAAGCGTACTAAGTCTGGGAGAATGGCATGATAGCTTTACCAGCATTGTTAGAGCTAGGTGGTAAACTAGTAGACAAGCTTATTCCTGACCCAGAAGCTAAAGCTAAAGCACAGCTAGAACTTACTACTATGGCTCAAAAGGGTGAGCTAGCTAAAATGGCTAATGAAACAGAGTTGTACAAGTCGGAACAAGACAACTTATCACAGCGTCACACGGCAGACATGGGAAGCGATAGTTGGCTTTCTAAAAACATACGCCCATTGACGCTTATAGCCATTCTAACGGGTTATTTTGTGTTTGCCCTTATGTCAGCCTTTGACCTTGATACAAACGCCGCATACGTGGAGTTACTGGGTCAGTGGGGCATGCTTATTATGAGCTTCTATTTCGGGGGTCGTACACTAGAAAAGATTATTGATTTAAGGAAAAAACTATGACCTTTCGACTTTCTAAACGGTCACACGAAAGACTTATTGGCGTTAATAAAGAATTAGTACAAATTGTTAATCTTGCAATTGGTAAGTCTAAAGTTGACTTCGGTGTATCAGAAGGTTTACGTTCTGTAGAAAGACAAAGGGAACTTGTGGAGCAAGGTGCAAGTCAGACAATGAAAAGCATGCACATTACTGGTAGGGCTGTTGATTTGGTAGCCTACATTGGCCCTAAAGTTTGCTGGGAACTTAATGTGTACGATGATGTAGCGGAAGCTATGCGAGAAGCAGCTCGTGAGTTACAAGTGCCTGTACGTTGGGGTGCTGCATGGAATATTAATGACATTACAAAATGGGAAGGCACAATGGAAGAAGCCATGAACCATTACATTGACACACGCCGTAAGGAAGGACGGAGGCCATTTATTGATGCGCCACACTTTGAAATATGAAATTTATTATTATTTTATTTACGTTCCTTTCTCCGGGCGTTTTGCAAGTACAAGGAGAAAAGACAGTAGAAACTATGCAGGAATGTGTAGAAGAGGCATATAAAATTAACACTGATGGTAATGTCCCTTTTAACGCTGCCTGTGTTCCAGCAAAAGGAGGTATGATATGAGTGAACGTGACCCACGACTAAAACGTGCAGGAGTGTCTGGATTTAACAAGCCAAAACGTACTCCTAACCATCCTAAAAAATCGCACGTTGTTGTAGCTAAAGAAGGTGACAAAGTTAAGACTATTCGTTTTGGTGAACAAGGCGCTTCTACTGCAGGTAAACCTAAAGCTGGTGAATCTGAGCGTATGAAAAACAAACGCGCTAGTTTTAAAGCACGGCATGGACGTAACATTGCTAAAGGCAAAATGTCAGCAGCGTATTGGGCTGATAAGGTGAAATGGTAATGAAACCCGGTTTATATGCAAATATTCATGCAAAACGTAAACGCATTAAAGAAGGCAGTAAAGAAAAAATGCGTAAGCCCGGAAGCAAAGGTGCTCCTACTGCTAAAGCATTTAAAGATTCTAAAAAAACAGCAAAAAGGAAATAAGCTTGAGCGATAAAGACTTAATCAAACAAGCAGCAGAAGCTGACCTACTTACATTTATTAGGTTAGTAGCACCCCACAGGGTGCTTGGCGCTATTCATGAAGAACTATGTTACTGGTGGCAACGTGATGATGCTAAAGATAACCAGCTTGTGTTGTTGCCTCGTGACCATCAAAAAAGCGCAATGATTGCATATCGGGTAGCATGGTGGATTACTCGTCATCCAGAAACTACTGTATTGTACGTATCTGCGACAGCTAACCTTGCTGAAAAACAATTGAAAAGTATTAAAGATATATTAACAAGTGACATCTATAGGTTTTATTGGCCTGAGATGGTAAACGAATTAGAAGGTAAACGTGAACGTTGGGCAGTAGATGAAATATCGGTAGACCATCCTAAACGTAAAGAAGAAGGCGTGCGTGACGCTACTGTTAAAGCTGCAGGTATTACGGCTAACGTCACAGGGTTGCATTGTAATGTAGCAGTGCTAGATGATGTAGTAGTTCCTGACAATGCGTATACGAATACAGGACGAGAACAAGTAAGGGCGTTTTACTCTCAGTTGTCTTCTATTGAATCTACAGGTGCAAAAGAATGGGCTGTAGGCACACGTTATCATCCGGGTGACTTATATAAAGATATGATGGACATGACGGAAATCTACTTTGATGACGATACAGATGAGGAGACAGAAGAACATGTTTATGAAACTTTTGAAAGAACAGTTGAAACAAATGGTGAGTTCCTTTGGCCTAAACAGCGGAGGGCTGATGGCAAAGCATTTGGTTTTGACGCTAAAGAGTTGGCTAGAAAAAAAGCGAAATACCTAGATGTAACACAATTTTATGCACAATACTACAATAATCCTAATGCTGTAGAAACTCAGCTTATTGACAAAAGCAGATTTTTATATTATAATAAAGAACAGATTGACAACATTAGTGGGGCGTGGTATATTGGTGATAATATGTTAAGTGTGTATGCTTCTATGGACTTTGCATATTCTGTCAGTAATACTGCTGACTATACTGTTATAGCTGTTATTGGAGTAGATGAAGATAATAACTATTATATATTAGATATTGATAGATTTAAAACTAATAAAATATCTGTTATGTATGATAGAGCAGAAGCAGTATATCGTAAGTGGAAATTTAAACGACTACGTTGTGAAGTGGTTGCAGCACAGCGACTTATTGTACAACAGTTTAAAGAGTATATGCGTGGACAGCAAATTGCATTTAGCATTGATGAGTACAATCCTCCACGTAATATGAGCAAAGCGGAGCGTATCGCAGCTATTCTTGAGCCTCGGTACAGCAATGGACAGATTTGGCACTACAAAGGAGGTAACTGCCAAATTTTGGAAGAAGAACTTATTTTGAACAATCCTGAACACGATGACGTTAAAGATGCTGTAGCAGCTTGTGTAGAGATTTGCAAAGCACCTATGACTCGTATGTGGAGTAGGAAATCGAATGTAATTCCTTTTAATTCTAGATTTGGTGGTGTAGCACTATGAATGAAAATATACAAGTATCTTTAAAAGATGATTTGCTAGCAAGCAAAATTAGCGACCTCTGGGTACGTTGGAATGATGCTAGAGCAACATGGCGAGACAATATGCAAGAGTTGCGTCAATATTTGTTTGCAACAGATACACGCAGTACTAGTAACAGTAAGCTGCCGTGGAAAAACTCTACAGTGACTCCTAAATTAACACAGATTCGTGATAACTTACATGCAAACTATCTTGCTGCATTGTTCCCATCTGAAAAATGGTTTATGTGGGAAGCTGTTGATAAAAACGAAAACTTGTTGCAAAAACGTTATGCAATTACAAATTATATGATGCAAAAATTAAAAGCATCAAATTTTCAATTACTAGTATCGCAACTTATCTATGATTACATTGATTTTGGTAATGTGTTTGTTACATACGATTATGTACGAGATATTGTAGAAGGCCCCGACGGTCAAGTTGTATCTAAATATATTGGGCCTAAAGCCTATCGTATTAATCCTAATGACATTGTATTTAATCCTGTAAGTGAATCGTTTGAAAAAACACCTGTAATTCGGCGTATGCTTAAGTCTATTGGTGACTTGCTTACTGACATTGAAACTAAACCTGCATTAAATTACAACAAAACATCTGTTAAAAAAGCTTTGCAATTTCGTCAAAGTTATCGTGATGACCCTGAGTTTAAAAAAGAAGTAAACTTGGCTATTGACGGATTTGGAAGTTTAGACGAATACCTTGACAGTGACATGGTAGAGTTGTTAGAATTTTGGGGCGACATTTATGACCCTGAAACGCAAGAAATGCTGCGTAACCAACTTATTACTATTATTGACCGTAAATGGATTTTGCGTAAACAACTTAACCCTTTATGGACAGGGCGTAAACCAATCCATCATTGTGGGTGGCGGCTACGTACTGACAACCTGTGGGCACAAGGGCCATTAGACCAATTGGTTGGTATGCAATATCGTATTGACCATTTAGAAAACCTTAAAGCTGACGTATTTGACCTTATTGCGTATCCAGTAATAAAAGTGCGTGGAACTACTGTAGAAGAGTTTGAGTATGAACCCGGAGCTACAGTGTTTGTGGGTGATGAGGGTGACGTAGATTTTATGCGCCCTGATGCTACTGCGTTGCAAGCAGACCTACAAATTCGTGATTTAATGAATCGTATGGAAGAACTTGCTGGCACACCTCGTGAGGCTATGGGCATTCGTAGCCCCGGTGAAAAAACTAAATATGAAGTGCAGCGTCTTGAAAATGCTGCTGGTCGTATTTTCCAAAGCAAAGTAAGCTGGTTTGAGCGTAATATTCTTGAGCCATTACTTAACGGTATGTTAGCTGAAGCTATTCGTAATTTTGAAGGTGTAGAACGTGTTCGTGCAGTTGATGAGCAATTTGGTACTGAAGACTTTGTTGAAATTACAAAAGATGACTTAATGGCTGCTGGTAAAATTTATCCAGTTGGTGCTCGTCATTTTGCAGAACAAGCTAAGTTTATTCAAGAGCTTTCTCAAACAGTTGCTGCTGTACAAGCTATTCCAACTGTTGCAGCTCACATGAGTGGTAAAGCTATTGCTAAAGCTCTAGAAGAAAACCTTGGCTGGCAAAACTACAAGATTGTACAAGATAATGTAATGTTGTTTGAACAATCCGAAACACAGCAACTTGTTAATCAATTACAAGAAGACCTCGCTGTACAACAACAAGTTGATTTAGAAGGAGACATGGGAGCAGATATTCCCATTGAACAACAATGAATTTAAAACTTATTAAAAATAAACCTAGTGATACATCTACAGAAGAATACAAAAAACTGTGGGAAAATGCTGGGTACACTTTAGAACCGCTGTACAAGGTATTGGTGGATTTAAAAGAAGAAGTAAATAGTATTACAAAAGATGATTTTGATTGCCCTAACCATTACGCTAAACTAGCGTATAATATGGG